ACAAGAAAAGAATAACTAGGGATATTTTATGCCTGTCGACTGCCCTAGCAGACATGCCAAGACGATAGGTTAATTTTAATTAAGGAGAATAAAATGGCAAACACAACTTTTAAAGGTGCAGTTAGGTCTGAAAATGGTTTTAAATCAATTACCATAGATTCAGATGGTGTTGTTACTGAAGAAGCAGTTTATGATACTAGACCTAATTTTCGTCAAACTGTAGATAACTCTACTTTTAATACTGGAGGAGCTGTTACAGATACTTTAACTAGAGCACAATCAGGAACTTTATTTACAATAAATGGTACTGGTGATATTGTAGTTAATATGCCTGCATTAAGTACAGCTAATGTTGGAGCTACTTATGAGTTTATTGTTACTACTGCTGTAGGTGGTGGTAAGACTGTAACTTTTGTTTTACCAGGAGCAGGAGTTTCTGATTTTATGGGAGCAATACAACTTATGGGTGGTACTGCAGCTAATCCTGCTAGTGATGTTGCAGGTGATACTTTAACTTTACCTAACTCAGTAGCAGTAAATGCTAGAGTAAAACTTACTTGTATTACTGATGATGGTACTAATTCCAAATGGAAAGCTGAAACAGTATCTACACCAATCGCAACGATTGCTTAACAACTAACTTATACTGGGTGGTACTTATACTGCCCAGTATTTTTATATAAGGAATTAGATGGAAGTATCTAGTGAAGCTCTTCGTAAGTTTGAAGAAGAATTAAACTTATTAAGAATTAATATAGCACATGGACAAGCAGATTCATTTGCTAATTATAAACAACTCGTAGGTCGTATACAAGGAATTGAATGGTCTATTGAGGTTATTAAAACAATAACAAAAAAAATGTATGAAGGAGAAGAAGAATAATGCAACAAGTAAGCATGGCAAAGACTATTAAAAATGATGCTTGGATTTCTAAAGAAGAACAATCTAATCCAGATGTTCTACCAGAACTTCCAGGATTTCATGTTTTAGTAAGACCTGTTTCAATTAAACAAAAAACTAAAGGTGGTATTTTGTTACCAGACTCTACAAGAGATGATATGGCTTATCTTACAACAGTAGGAGAAGTTGTAGCATTAGGAGATTTAGCATACCATGATATGGAAAAGTTTGCTAAAGGACCTTGGTGTGAAGTAGGTGATTATGTTTGTTATGGCAAACATTCTGGTCAAAAGATAAAATATAAAGGTTTAAAGTATATATTGTTATTTGATGACCAAGTGATAATGAAGGTAGAAAGTCCTAAGACATTAGACCCAACCTTTAATTTATCTAAAGATAGTGTGTAATAGTACTTGCATACTTTAAAATAATATAGTATAATAATAAGTATAACGTAACTCGTATGTCTCGTTAGCAACGAAAGGTAATAAAATGGAACAACAAGAAGAATCTTGGAATGAAGTAAAGACTGAAAAACCAGAAGAAACAAAAGTAGAATATGAAGTAGAAAAAGAAGAACCTGAAGTAAAAAAAGAAAAACCTGAAGTTAAAAAAGAAGAGCCTAAAGAACTTGATGGTATAAATACTAAAGGTGCAGAAAAAAGAATAAGGCAATTAGTTAAACAAAGAAAAGAAAAAGAAGAACAGGTATCTAATTTAATTAGACAAAATGAAGAATTAAATTCTAGATTAAATAATACACAAAGAGAATTTACAAATATAAGTAAATTAAATTTAGATGCAACTGAAAATCAATTAAAAGATAAATTAGAATTAGCAAGAAATGCTTATCAAGCAGCACACGAAGAAGGTGATAGTTCTAAAATATTAAAGGCTCAAGAGTTTCTAAATGATGCACAAAATGATTTAAAATCAGTTGGTGCAACAAAGATGCAGTTTAAAGAACCAGAGGTTCAAGCACCACAACAACAAGTGCAACAACCTCATTATCAACCACAACCAACTCCAGACCCAAAGGCACAAAGTTGGGCAGAAAAGAATGAGTGGTTTGGTGAAGATAAAATAAGAACTGCTGCTGCTCTAGCAATAGATGCAGATTTAAAAGAAGAAGGTTTTAATCCTACTGATGATGATTATTATTTAGAAGTAGATAATAGATTAAAAGAAGCTTTTCCTCACAGATATAAAGAAAAAGCTGAAGAGGTTGAAGAAGTTCGTAAGCAGGAAACGTCACCTGCTCAAGTGGTAGCAGGAGGTACACGTAGCACTCCTAGTTCCAAAAATAAAGTTAAGCTTTCAAAAGATGATGTAAGATTAGCTGAAAAATGGAATATACCCCTTGAACAGTATGCTCAAGAAAAACTGAAAGCAACTAATGCTGAAGGTGAGTATACAACAGTAAATATGCAACGTGGAGGTAAATAAATGACAACACGAATCAATACACGTAGTTCTCAACTAAGAGAAAATAATACTAATGAAGAAACAAGTTATCAGTTTGAAGAACAAGATAGTTTACACATACCAGATGCAATAATTAATCGTTTCAAAAACGAAGGAATGACTCTTGGATGGTTAAGAATAACTCTTAAAGGTCAAGATGATTTTAAATATATTGGTAAAAAAATGCAAGAAGGTTGGCAATTTGTTGATATTAAAGAAGTACCTGAATTAGAACAAACATCAGTCGTGAAGATGGATGGAAGATACTCTGGAGCAGTCTGTCGTGGGGACATTGCGTTAGGTAAAATACCTACCAAGTTATTCCAAAGTAGAAATGAGTTTTATAGAAAGAAGTCTGACCAATTAATGGATGCAGTAAATAGTCAATTAATGAGAGGAAATAATTCTAGCATGCCCATTTCTAATTCAAGTAAATCAACAGTAACAAAAGGTCGACAACCTAATTTTCAGAAGTAAGTCTTTTGTTGCTATTTTAACAATAAAGGAGATTAGACTATGGCAGATAATAATGCCCCAAGAGGATTAGTCCTCGCTAGAAAAAATGGTGATGGTTCTAACTCTACTGGTATACGTACTATTGATTTGACACCTTGTAGTCCATTAGTGGCTTCAGGTTTAATACCTTCAGACATTTTTACTGGAGACCCTATTGTAATTGAATCTTTAGGTACAGTTAAACCTAATACTGCTGATGCTGATGAAAGAAGTTCAGGAGTTTGTCAAGGATTTAGTTACGTAAATGCTAGTGGAGAACAAAAGTTCGCAAGAAGTTGGACTGGAGGAACTACAGCCACAGACGTTAAAGTTCATATTGCAAGTGACCCTAACCAAACATATTTTATTCAAATGGATGGTGTGGTAACTGCTGCAGATGGTTTAGGTGTTGGAGTTTGGAATACACCTTGGATTGTAGGTACTGGAAGTCATAAGACTGGACAAAGTGCTTACATTGCAGATGCAGATGGTAATACTCAAGCAACAAGTCATTTGAGAGTTATACGAAGAGCACCTTGGGATACAGGTACTAGCTCATCAGTAGGTGAGACAGATTCTTATCCTTGGTATGAAGTTAGAATTAACTCACATATGGACAATTATATAACAACTACTGTTTCATCAGCATAGGAAAGGAGATAAATTATGCCAATAAATAGAGCTGCGATAAGCAAAGAGCTTCTTCCTGGATTAAATGCTGTCTTTGGAATGGAGTATGGTGAGGTTAATGACGAACATAAACCTCTTTATGAAATAGAAAATTCTGATAGGTCTTTTGAAGAAGAAGTCTTATTTACAGGATTTGGTCAAGCCCCTGTTAAAAATGAAGGTGCTGCTGTTGTTTATGATGACGCAAGTGAGAGTTATACAGCTCGTTATACAAACGAGACTATAGCTTTAGCTTTTGCTGTCACAGAAGAAGCAATGGAAGATAACCTTTATGATACTTTTGCAAAATTAAGAGCAAAAGGATTAGCAAGAGCAATGGCAAACACTAAGCAAGTAAAAGCTGCTAAACTATATAATGATGGTTTTGCTACAGCACAAGGAGATGGAGTAAGTTTATTTAATACTGCACATCCAACTGTTGGAGATGGAAACCAAAGTAATACAAGTACAGCAGCAGCAATTGCTGAAGGTACATTAGAATCTGCTGTAATAGCAATTCAAAAGTTTAAAGATGACAGAGGTATCTTAATTGGTTCTTCTGCTGTTTCTATACACGTACCTGTAGACTTAATGTTTACAACTGATGTATTATTAAATACACCAGGAATTGTAAGTAGTGCAGATAATGATATTAATGCTATTAAAAATCTAGGAGTTTTCCCAAGTGGATATTTCACTAACAGAAGATTCACAGATGCTAATGCATGGTACATTAAAACTGATGTTCCTAATGGTACAAAGATGTTCAATAGAACACCTTTACAAACCAAAATGGAACCAGATTTTGATACTGGTAACCTCAGATTTAAAGCCAGAGAAAGATATTCTTTTGGAGTATCTGACTGGAGAGGTTGGTTTGGTAATCAAGGTGCATAACCATTAATAACTAGGGAGGGTAGTAAAATACCCTTCCTAATTAAAGGAAAAAATATGGCAACAAATATAAGAACAGTTAATAAAAGAGGTGGTGATGGAGATATTATTAGCACCACTAATAGAACTAGAATATTAGGAGTTCATTCCTATTCTACTATAGCAGGAGTAGTTACTATTGGAGACCAATCAGGAGCAGTTATAGTATATGAAGTTCCTGCAAGTGCAGAATCAGATATGTATTTTGGAGAAATGGGTGTACTTTGTAGTGGAACAATTAGCATATCTACACCAGATGCAGGTAGTGTTACTTTAATAGTAGGATAACTAGATGGCATCCTATTCTTTTTTAAAGACTGATATAATAAATACAATAGAAAATAACTCAACAGAGTTTGAAGAACAAATACCTTATATTGTAGAAAAAGCTGAAGATAGATTAGTAAAAGAACTTGACGACCCAGGTTTAGATAACTATTCTACTTTTTCATTTACAGCTTCTGACCCAGTAGTTAGTTTACCTGCTGATACATTAATAGTAAGAAATGTAAACTATACCACAAGTGTTTCAACAGCAGCAATTCCTGCTAATTCAAAAATAAGTTTATTACAAAGACCTTATGAATATGCAATAGATTATTTTCCTTATGCTAGTGCATCAACAGGAACACCTAGATATTATTCAAGAAAAACAAATACACAAATTTACATAGTACCTACACCTGCATCTGCAGTATCAGGTGAGATACAGTATACACGTAGACCTTTGGCATTAGCTAGTGCTACAGGTACAAGTGTAACTACTTCTAATTATTTTAGTGAGTTTTGTTATAATGCTTTATTTTCAGCATGTATGATAGAAGCCACTTATTTTATAAAAGATTTTCAAACCTTACCTACATGGGAAGGTAAATATAAAAATTCAATAGATGCTTTGCGTAATCAAGCTAGAAGAATGAGACAAGATGATATGCAAACAGCAGCTAGTCCTGCAGGTGGACCTAACCCAGTAATTCAAGGAGCACAATAATGGGACAAAAATCATATCATGATTTAATAAAAAAAGAATTAAAAAAACAACAAGAAA